TATGTGTATACGTAGTAGAATTATGACATGACATAGTAACATTGTTTCCTGAAAATTCGAAATAGCCTTCATCTCCGTATAAAGTAACTCTATCCGCTGAACGTTCATATATGTGGAATGTATGGAAGCTAGTATTATACTTGGTTTAATACTCTAAAACATGTTCATAATATATAGAATCTTATGTAGAGGGTATGAATCCTTCTAGTACTGGGGAATCTTAATTTATTTTACCTATTAATAACTTATGTCCACCAGTATACTCTTCAAGTGATATTATTTAATCGAATGATTACCCTTTTAACTCCCAACTAGGATCTTCAGGACTTCCGTCTAAGGGTCTGACAGATATTCTGTTAGTAATGCACTTCTTTAAATAAGTTGGTTTATCTCCAATCATAATATGGAAAGGATACTTTAATATCGCATTAAATTAACAAGACTTTGCTAACTCAGCTATAGCCCTCATGTTACCATGCATGTTCACAGTATCTATCTATTCTGGTACTTACAAATCTTTAAATTACGATTGTACCATAGGATCTAACTTCCACCTTTGAACAAAAGTATTAGGTTTATTGTCTGGTTTTATATCAATACTGAGATACTTAACTCTCGAATAATTAGAAACATTGTGAATTTTAAAACAGTTTCCATATGTGAATGTACTAGGTTTTACTCTTGTAGTAGGGACGAATATCTCTGTTTCTGTTGAAACAAATGGTTCGGGTTCGATATCTATCTACGCTTTCTATTACTATTTCTATATTTTGTTTTCTACTTTTTATATTATAGCTTCATTTACTGCAATGTTTTCTTCTTTCCTTTTGTTTTATTACAGTCGTATTTGATATCGGTTATTGTATAAAGCTAATAATTTAGAATACCTCTCTTCATCATCCAGCAATAATGTGACATGTCCTATTTATTTATTACCCTAATCAGTATCAGATACGTTTAGATGAATTTTAGGTTATCCAGAACCGTATGAATATACTTTCCCATTCTAATATAATGAGACAGTACCCTAATGTAACTTGCAGAAAGCTCTAATATATGGTTCTAATTCGTAACCATCTAGTCCCTCCGAAGTGTCTATAAAATCCAAAGTTGAATCTTTCTCACTTTCGGCTTTTATATAGTTTGATAATTCTGTGAATAGAGCCATAGAAATTTACTACCATTCTTCTATGAATAGTTTCTGCGGATTAGTGAATTCTAACATAAGTGCTAATGAATAGAAAAGGCAATATCCGTCAGCTGGATTATCTATCTAGTAGAAGCCTTTACTCTTTATATAATATTTTTTGTGTATAAAATATTTTGTATATTCTGAGTCTCCGCTGCCTTTTATCTTATTGATGTTATTCTATATGCGTGATAACATGTTATTCACAGACTTGAAATGCTATTTAGTCTTATCGGTAACTTTTGCTGTATCAGCTAAACTAGGAAACGATTCCTTGTCATCTACTTTAGCATCTGGAGGTTATACCGCTGCATCTTTATTTTCTGAACCTTTCTTGGTCTTAATATTGTCTTACTTAGCACCAACTTTGTCGGTTTGAGTAGCAATAACCAACTTTTTATTGATGTATCCAACACTATTGAATTCATCAATTTTAAGTAATTGCCTATAGTCTTC